GCTTGTCTTCAAAATCAAACTGATAATGAGATACTTTTAAAATGTCTTCAAGTTCTTTATTAATCACTGGCAACTCCCTATTCCTTTCGCTTCCTTAAATATCTTGAACTTACTTAAATCAGGGTAAGGAATTTCCAAATCCTCATTGTGCTTTGGTTTTCCCTGAAAATCATAAAACTGCTGAATTAACAATAACCCCCTTGCCGCAAGCTCAGGCATAAGATAGCAATTTAGTCCGATGAAGTCAAAGTTATCTTCATGATAAGAACATTCTCTCCTGCCGGAAAATCTTGCTCTCTTGAACCACATCGCTGCTTTATCATTATCTGTTAAAATTGCTCCACCTTTACCCAGTTTCAAATTCTTATAAGCACCGGTAAAGGATATGCACATGAAGCTTCCGGGAATATACATGTTGTAGGTAAATCTCAATGCGCTATCCCATACCCTCGTCGGTTCAAGTTGATATGCGCCTTTGATGGTATTACCTTCAACAGGCTTGAATTTCACCAGACCACCAGCTCTTATGATCTCGCAAGGAACGGACGGATACGTGCGACAGGGTATAGCTATCTCTTTGCCTACAACATTCTCATGAAGGAGGCAAAGATACAAAGCATTACTGGCGTTATCGACCGTCACTACATAAGGAGCCCCGGTATAATCCGACAGTGCTTTCTCAAAATCTTCTGTGATTCTATAAATACCCTGCGCCATGTAGAAGCTCCTTTTCCAAAACTAAAAGATTTTTACTTCTTTCCCCCACCCTCTTCGCTGGGATTCCAGCATAAATACTCCAGGGCTCACAATCCTTGTTTACAAAAGATTTTGCTCCTATAGCTGTTCCTTCCCCTATAGTTACTCCAGGCATGATTGTTACACCATGACCCACCAAAACATGTTTCCTTAAAACCACCAAACCACTTTTTACAGCCTTATACTTTTCTGGCACCGTCGGATTTGACATTGTCTCACCAGAATAATCATCTGACTTTGAATAAACAACACAATGTCCTGATAACCCTGCAAAATCCTCAAGAATAATTCCAGCAGCAGCAAACAAAGCGGTATAACAAGCAACATGGCAATACTTACCTATCGTCAACCCTCCACTACAGGACAGAATGCAGAAGTCATCAATCCTTGAATGATCCCCGATAGTAAGTTTGTCAGGACTATAAACAACAGCTCTTTGGCTTAAATTAACTTCTTTTCCTAGAATCATGTCTCTACCCACCCTTTCGTCGGCTCTCCTAATAATTCTTTTGTCCATCCACTCATGGATTTTACCTTTCCAACTAAATCACTTTTGAGCATCGTTAACTTTCCTCTGAGTAGTATTATCTACATCAAAGCCAACTTTAACCAAATACTCTTTTAATACATCAGTGACTGCCATTTAATTCCCTCTGCTGTTGCTGATACTCATAAACCCTTCTTTCATTTTCTTTTTTGACCATATTCATTTCATGCCAATCAAGAAGGTCATCATATAAATATGTCCCATCCCAAACTTGATGCTGTTGCCAATCTCCTGCCATCACCGGAGCATAAGCAAACACATCGATATTTACACATTGGATGAAGTCAATTGGGATATCCCTTCCTTGAACATCTCCAATGTGTTTTCGTCGAAAAAACTTTGTGCATTATACCCCAACACCTGAATTGTCAAAGCCATAACCAATGGAGCATTAAATTCCAAATCAGGCACACCCCATCTACCATCTTTCATCATCACAGGCATCGGAGAAACAACATTACCTACTGTTTGAATTTCGGCACAGTGCAATAAACAATCTTTTTGAATCTCAAAAAATTTCTCTTTACTCATCACAGGTAAATTGCCTTCGGTCGGAAGTCCTTCAATCTGATTACCTAATCCCATAGGCAACACCTGTGTGAGCAAGGTGTAAATAATATAAGAGCCTGTTTGAGCATCAAACTTGTTTAGTCTGAATTTTCTGTGCTTCCCTTCGCCCACCTTAATCTCTACATCTTTAAATGTCTCCCTCATTTTTTCTCCTTTATTAAATTGTCATTAAGCGGTCAGATTTTGAATCTCTGCCGCCCATAATACCCAAGCAATTTTAGCACCTGATGCTGCATAGGCTTTGTCAGGAATTTTGCCAAAGCTGACTCCCTGTGCTACATGGGAAGTCCCGTCATGAATATTTCTTAGCACGATAGTCATCATAGCCCATTTATCTGTAGATTCGGTCATAACAAAGTTGTATAAACCTAACAGATATTTATGCAAAGGAGAAGTCTGTTGACATTCAATTCTGATTTGACCGTTCTCCCCTGCAATTTTTGAAACCATAACCACACCATCTGCTGCAATATCATGTGCCGTCTTTTCCTGCTGCATCGACACCGTTACCGAACCCACTCCCTCACCTGTAAAAAGATACACAGGTGCCTGAGTAAAGAATGGATGCGATATCGCCCCTGCCAAATCTAAAAAACTATATGTTGTATGACTCGCCATTGTTTACACCTCCTCTATCTATTAACCCATACGCCGATTGTGATGCTGTGAACAGCCCCTGCTTCTTTAATGCTTATATAAACAGGCATGGCTTTCCTAGCCTCTCTGTCTGCCTGTGACTGAGTATCATAAGATTCAGACTGGCACACATACCCTTTAACCAAAGTATCACCATACATAAGGTTAAGAATATTATCGCCTGTCCATCTGCCAGGAGCCAAAAATCCTCTATCAACAGCAAGCTCACAAGCATTATTGCAAGCAGAAATAATCATCACTTGACCAGCATCTGTCTGTGGAATTTTCAATTTCTGATAAAACAAATCCATAACATTTAACTGGATATCATTTCTCAACATATCAAGGTTAATCACTTCATCGAAGAATACTCCACTTGCCATTTTACCCTGTTGAATGATATTGTAGTAATTAGAGTAATTAAGATAGACGTTCGCATTTTTCTTATCAAGATACCCAACTTGAGTCTGAGTCAAATCCTCTACCTTTACTCCAACCTCGCCCTTGAACTTCAGCGTATAAGCAGTATTAGCAAGTCCTGTATTTGCTCCCATTGCGAATCCCATAATTGCAATTATGGCATATTCGCTTTGAGTTGAATATTGACCTACCACTCGCTTAAGCTCCAAAGCCTTCAATTTTGAGAATATATCATCTTCTGAATTTGTGATAGCCAACTCATCATCAGAAGTGAAGGCATATATTGAAGTAGGTAACGCTGCTTCAGCCCATGCCGCCAATGCTCCATGGTCATCATCATTTTCAATTCCCAAACAAACTACAACATACCAATTATTGTCCGCTTGCCTACAAGCATTAACCGCTTCTACCCAAGACTCATCAGGAGAAACGCTCTTATACCCTACCCAAAGCTTACGAGGAGCGGGACTCTGACTGAAATACATAGTTGCTGCAATGTATTCAGGGTCATCAATCTGAAATCCATCTTCCAGTAAGGCATTCGGGTTACTATATTCTCTAATACGTTCTCCTGGGTCAAATATTTCTGCGCCTTGATACCCAACTATCAGAAGTTCATTGAACCCACGTCTAGGAGCAGACAACGGTGAAATGTATTCTGTGACTTGAACAATATTTTCTAAATTTTGTGTTCCCATTTCTACACCTCATTATCTATTTACTGTAAATTCTGTAAGAAGCCCGTCTCTGTTGTGGACTTCTACATCAACACTATCAACGGTCTGTACCGGCTCTTCAAAGGAATTGGCTTCATAAAATCTCAAAGATAGGTCTGCCCTCTCCCACCATTGTGCCTGAAACAGTTCAGGTATTCGTTTAGGAGCAAATGACAGCGGAACATAGTAAATGCCCTCACGATTTAATTCTCGTCTTGCAGCGTCTGTATGCATGCCTATCATTATGCTATACAGATTACTTAACGAGTTATAGCCATATCCAATAACGTGTAGTTCCATCACTCTTGTGAACCCCCGATATATAACATACTCAGGAGAACCCTCTTCAAAAACCACATCATATTGTTTACTATACTCGTCCTCAACAGGTATTGCCGTGATAAAAATTACTTCGTCTGTAATCTTAAATCCCGGAGCTCCTTCAGTCTGCCACCCGATGCGAACATTGTTAGGATTATCTTGCCAACCAAGAGTATTAACTATCACTCCATGCAAAATATCTTCAAATTCATGAACGCTTCTTATAGCCATTTAATCACCTGTCATTCTTACTGCAACGGCTTTCCAAAATCCATAATCCCCGTATGGAGCAACCGATACGACTTTATAATAATCTCCTCTCCATTTTATCCTATCAGATAAACCTGAAGATGGAGTATTCCTAGTTGTGTAGATTTCCTTCTTCGAATAAAACGCCAAACTACCGGAAGCCCTATCAGCCTCCGGCAACATGCGCAATTCTTTATCAGAAAGAACATCTATTGTCCCAAAAGCTCTGATTTGCTTTTCCTCTCCTTGCACCCATCGACCGTTAACGAACTGACCAGTAGTACGCAATATAGTATACGGCTGTGCCAAATCAGAATCTTCAATTATTTCATCAACTGATATCACCATTATTCTTCCTTTAACACATAAGTTATACTTTTACGCAGCTGTCCTGTGTCAATCAAAGGTCTGTCAAGTCCTTCCATGGATTCGCCTGTTTCCAATCTTCGATAAAACTCTTCTAAAGCTTCTTGAGCACTTCTGGATTTACTCCTGCTCAATTTTCTTCTAATCGTAGAAGGTTTATTAGGTGCCCAATTATTTTTAGGATTAACAAACCACTGCCTTGCAACATTTTGAGCAAGTATTCCTACTTTCTCCATTCCTGATTTGAATCCAGCTTTATCTCCCTTAAAGCCCTTCAAAGCGGCATCAAACATAAGAGCATTGATTCTCTTTTTGTTATCAGGGTCTTCAATCGCCGGTTGCAAAACTGGTCTTGCAGGCAATCCAGTCAAAGGAGAGCCATTTGTGTGAATGGCCAGCAGTTGAGCATTTGTCGTCTGCGTATCTGTTTTCTCCTCTGAATCTCCCTTCTTTCTTGGTAACTTTCTTTCGGGAGCATCTGCTGGAATACCTACATAAACAGAAATCTTATCCATCTGCTTTAAAACAGCATCAAGGTAAAAACTTTCCTTCTCTATAACATCAAAAATCATAATTCTGCATCAGCCTTTAACAATTGCAATCCACCAATACCTACAATCCTAGCTAACTGGATAAAATCTCTACCATACCTAGTGAGATTAAAATTTCCTGCGTTTTCTATCTTTGTAGCACTGGTGTCATACGATACAGAAACGCCCCCAACACTTTTACTTGCAATCAATCCTGTGCTTTGCAACACACTACTCCCCCTATCAGCAGAGTCCTGTGCCTGTTTAGATAAAGCTATATTGTGAGCAACAAACAAGAAGGTTCCTTGCTCTAACAAATCGCCCCATCTATCCACATTCAGCCTCTTATCAGCAACATCAGCCCAAAACTGAATAGTGCCGTAAGAATGCGTATCTGTAAACTCAGGAAACGCTTCTATAAATCTTTCAATATCAAAGGCCACTATCTTCCTCTCTTAAGTCTTACAACTTCTTTTGGTTTTTCAGAGACTTTTATCTCCACATTTCCTAATATGTTTTCCTTCAGAGCCTCTTCAGATTTTACTTCTGATAGAGACTCTGAAGGTTTCTTAATTGTGTTAATAATCGTGGACTCCGGCTTGACTGTAGGTCTTGATTTTTCTTTAACCATCACCGCTTTATCAGCAGTAATAAGCCCTTGAACAAACCAATGATTGGCTACCTCTTCATCAAGCTCGTGAATCCCTGGTTTTAGATTCCTGCGATTGCCACCAACCTCAGTAGCAATTTGAACAGGAACCTTGAAAATTACTTTCACCTTCATAGTTTCTCCTCCTTTTTAAAGGCCACTGTTATTATATGCCGTCACGATACAGAATCGTTTCGGGAAATACAATCTCTACCACGCCAAGCTTACCAAAGTAAGTGGTTAGATGGTAGATACTCCGGTACTCAAGCGGAGTTCTCTGAAGCGGCACAAGAGGATAACGCAGACGATTCTTGTCTTGCGAATAACAGACCATACGGTCAGTCCCTGCGGCAGGTGAACCAGCCTGAGTCCCCAAACCTGTCAACCATTTGCAAGGCTGAATATCAAGCTTCTTACCGTTGATTTTCAATGCAATACAGTTATCCTCAATGAACTGAAGGATACTGATAGTGCCTGCATCAGAAACCTTACGAGAAGTAATTTGAGCGAACTGTGCAGGAGGCAGCAAAAGTTTACTCGGGCAAACCGCTGTTCCCGCATTTTCCCAGCAGTCAACGATAAAGTCGTTGATGTCTT